TATACAGGGGGTATTTTTTTATGGCAAAAATTTCTGCTAATCGAGGAGACATAGCAGAAGGTATTATGGGTGCTGCTTTGACTGCAAAGTTTATAAAAAGACAATTAAGGCAAACTGTAGATAATTTACCTCAAGTAAATGCAACTGATGTAGATGCAGTTTTAGCAAAATTTTTTAGAAGTGGTGGCATATATCGTAAGACTGTTAGAGATGTTCCTAAACCATTTGATTTTATACCTCAAGGTGCCCCCGGAAATGAAATAGAGACAACTGTAAATATTGTGAGAGAGTTGATGTTTTTAGATAAGGTAGTCTTCAAACTTACTCTACCTCAAGCAGCGATGGATTTTTTATCTAAACAATCAAATCGAACTCAGGTCAGAGATATATTTGAGAGAGCAGTGAGATATGCTAATAATGATTCTACATTTATAAGGGAAGCAAATAGATTAGCAACCAATGCTAAGAATGATAAGATACTTGTAGATGCTGATGGTGTAAGTAATCAATTAGAAACAAAGGTAGACATAGGACTATCTGCTAATGGGAGAAAAATAGGAAAACAAATCTCACTCAAAACTGAAAGTGGTAGACAGTTTGCTCAAGTCAAGGGATTTGGTATTGCTGAATTTAATAAACTCTTTGCTGATAATATGGGAATTTTTGTAGATGGTGGTGTCAAAACTGCAGTGAATGATTATATAAAACAATTCAATGTGACTGATGCATTTTCTTTCAGAGCACAGACAAGTAAAGATGTTACTGGGAGTGTTTGGGGAACCAAATTAAAAAAAGCAGCAACGATATACTATAAAGGAGCAGAGAAACAAATCAAAACTCAAATCAATGCATTAGATTTTAGAAGAAAACTCGCTGCCACAATCAGGTATGGTGCAACAAGAGGTGATGATGATATACAATTAGTGAAATTGGCAGGAGCACAGGGAGCGTATTCAGAGAGAACTTTTGGTCCAGAGTTCGATGATGCTATTGAAAACGCTGATCTATCGGTAGTATCTAATTTTACAGATAACCCGACTATTAAGATTAATAGTGGTAATAAACTATTAGTGCAATTTCGTGCTAGAGTAGATGCAGATAAAAGAGCAGATGGTTACAAAATTTTACTCAGGCAGATTCTTGAAGCAGGCACAGGATTCTTTTACTTATGATTGAAGATTTAATGAACGAACTTATCTTTCAATATACAAGAGATAAGAAAAAAGTAGCGTCTATGAAAATAGAACTTGAGACCTTCACTCAGTTCTACCTAGAGTTTATTGAAGGTCTGCAGGATGACGAGCATAAATATATACAATACAAGACATTAGGTCTCGCGTTAATTCAAAAAAACAAATCTCAATTTTATAAAAGAATCCGTGAAGGCATACGCACAATTCATCGCAGAAGCAAGAACTACAAAGGCGTCGTCTCAAGCAAAACGTTTGGGTCTCGTCGGGGACGGTCACGGAGATTGGTATGACAAACAAGGTAATCTAAAAGCAAAAACTGTAGCAGGAGAACTCAAAATGTTCTCTGGTAGAAGTGCTGCTCAAGATGATGATGCTAAAAATACATCCACTGCTGCTCAATTAGGATCTAAGTTTGCTAGTGGTGGTGTTAATCAAGCAGGATCAAAGAGTGGTGGCACTGCTGCTGATATGGAGAGAATGACAACACTTGTTCAAAATGCTGCTGCTAGAAAAGAATTAGATGCTGCTGCAAGAAGTCAACCTCTTACAATTGCATTTGATAAGTTTGACGATGAAGAAATAGCATCCAATATTGTAGGTGCAACAGAAGAATATGCAGAAGGTAGATATTATATTTTTCCAAGCAGAGATGCTGACATAGAAGGACTCAAAGAAACTTATGGTGATGCTATTATAGATGACGAAAATGCTGAGACAATATATGATGTATTGCAATCAATATATGAGAGTGGATATGGTGCTGTCAATATTGTAGTCAGACAAAGCAGAGCAAAAGAATTACAGAAACTCGCTCTTGAACAAAACGGAAACTTATATAATTTTATCAGTCTTAATATAATACCTGTAGATGAGAGAACAATTCGTGAGCAATATATTGCAGGTGATATTTTCAAGAGAGGAGCAGTCATCGAGTCACATGATAGGATAGGAGTTATAATAAGAAGAGGATCTAATCATCTAATCTGCTTAGATAAAAATAAAGAGATGTTCAGATCTTGGATTACAGAATCCGTAGAGATATAGAAACTGACTAAATAATAAATATAAAAGATTAAAAAATACAGATGAGTAATCCTTGGTCCCAAGCATACGAAGATCTTCGTAAACCCTACCTTGAAGGTAAGATGGCGAAGAAGGACTACGATGGTGACGGTAAAATAGAATCTGGTACAGATGAGTACATGGGTTCTAGAGACAAAGCAATCAAAAAAGCGATGGGCAAGAAGGTTGCCAAAGAACATCATCAGAAAGATGCTGATGGTAAAGTCATTGAGCATGAGGACACAACCCCTAGTTCTGTAGAAGAAGGGCAGATAAATGAAGTTAGCAAAAAAACTTTAGGTAGTTATGTTAAAAAAGCATCCACAGAAATAGGAACTAGTGCAATTAAAGGTGACTATAAGAAGATGCAGAAGAGACACAAAGGTGTATTAAATGCAAGTGATAAACTTACAAAGGAAGAAAATGTGGATGAAATGATTACCTTAACAAAAGGTGACTATGCTTCTAGAAACGTAGTTGGTTCTGCATATAATACTGCAGCGAAAAAGAAGTTTGATTCAAAAATTTATAAAGCAGGTGGTGGATTAGGTTCTAACTTTTTACCATTAGCGAATAGTCAAGAGCCAGAGGGTGATATGGTTGAGGCAAAGGAAGAAGTAGAAATAGGTAATGAACTTAATGAACTAAACAAACAGGAAAGAATGGAAACTGTTAAGAAAGGTTCTGTGGGTGTAGGAAAGAGATTTTCTAAAAAAGAACATGGAAAAGGTCAATCTTTTACATCAGGTGGAAATGTTGGTAGAAGAAATATGAGAAGGTTTGAGAAATCTCATGGTGGTGATGGAAGTCGTAAATTGAATAAGTTTGGTTCAGACTATCAGGATGATTATAGATCAAAGGATGGACTTAGAGCCACACAAAGTGATCACGCACAGAAACAGAGAAGGGCAGAGCATGAGAAAAGAAGAGGTGTTAAAACTAAAGGTGTGAAGAAAGAATCATTTTCTGACTGGAGATCTGAGTTTGTTTGGGAGGATGGGGACTCTATAAAAAAGACCTAAATGAAATCTCCCCTTCTGGAGAACCTAGAACAGCAGCAAAAAAAGGTGAGAAGATAAAGGAAGGTGGTGTAAAAAATAAAATTACGATCAATCCTACCGTACAGGTTGAGGCAAAGGTAGATCAGGGTAAAGATAGAGCTTCTAAGATAAACACTAGGAATCAAAGAACATTTGGCAATAGAAGAGGTGAAAAGGGTGGTATGCACAGTGTTGATGATACGGAGGCGAGAAGATATAATACTGCAAAAGGAAGAGGTGTAAAGATGAAAGGAAAGAAAGATAAGACAGCAGTAAATTATCATGAGCAGGATCGTAAGAAACGTGTTGATGCACTTCTAAAAGGAATGACTGCAAAAGGTGGTAGAGGTGTAAAGATGAAAAGTATGAAAGAGGGAGTTGGCATCACCACTGATGGTACTTCTGCAATGGAGAAAGCAAAGAAAGAAGCAATGCTCAAAAAGAAAGAGCAAGACGCTGTTAATAAAAAAATGAAGAAAGAGTCCCTTTTAGATCAAGTTGCCAATGCATACGTGGACGAAGCAACTCGTATGAAGAAGGAGATGGGATATGATAAGGGTGGCACAAAGAAACCCACAGGTCCTAAAGCAAAAGACGCTGCACTCGATGCTATCAAAGCAAAGTATAAGGGTCAGATCATGAGAACCGGAAGCAAGCAAGAGAAGAAAGTTAAAGGTGCAAAACCTAGTGGTGGCGGTAAGTTCAAGATGATGGCAATCAAGAAGAAGGAAACCGAGACAGCAGCAAAGAAAGCAGGTTACAAGAATACACAAGACTATGTAAATGTACAGGCAGTTCGTAAAGGAGGACTCGGAACATAGTGCATATATAGGAGTGGATCCAACACATTGATTACTATGTTTTCATTCCTATTACCTCTAGCATCAAAGATTATCTCTGATGCAGTGGATAAAATACCTGAAGATGCAGAACTAGGTGAAAAACTCATCGATATCTGCCTCAAAATTATTGGTAAAGCAGTAAAACTTACCAAGACAGATGCTGATGATAAATTGTTTGCTCAAGTAGAAGCAGCAATCAAGTCCAGATAGCACAACGTCACAGATACCACGGGTCACCCGTGGTATTTTTATAAATATCTAAAGATAAATTATTATAAGAAAAGAAATGGCTCTTTGGGGAACAAGTGATTCAGACGAATCAAAACCTAAGAATTTAACAACTGCTGAGAAGAAAGAAGTCTATGCTACCGCTAGTGGATGGGTTCTTGAAGCAGGATCTAAACTAACCGGTAATGGTAATACAAACGCTGACCCAGAGATTCTAGTAGCAGTTAGTGGACTAGCAGTTTCTCTTGGTGCAGGAGACATTACAGACATAGACTTTGTAACAACAACCTTCAGTAAAGCAGGTGGTGTCGCTTTGACAGTAGATGTTAGATTCAACGAGGAAGTTACTGTAACAGGTACTCCACAACTTACTGTGGTGAATGACCAAAGGGCAAATCACACATTGGCATATACTTCAGGATCAGGTAGTAGTAAATTAAGATTCCAACTCACTATTGCTGCAAATGACGCTGCAACCAATGCAGGTGACATACTATCAATCGGAACAAATGCCATGGCATTGAACGGTGGAACAGTCAAGGATAAAGGCACTAACACAACATCTACTATCACTAATTCTGCTGCGATTGGTGCAGCAGCAGGCACAATAACTGTAGCAGCATAATATGACATGAGATTCGATGAATTGAATGATGAAAATCATCTCCTCTTTGCAATTAAATTTTATGATAATCCTCAAGCGGTAACGATCGAAGACTTTCATGAAGATCTGAAAAGATTCAAATACATAAAGAGATTGTTAAAAAAATATGTTATGAAAGGTGAATTGAAATATCATTTGATAATTAATCATTTTATTATATGTTTCAATGTCTTTGGAGATGCCACGATTCCATTACTGTTTTATAAAATAGAAAAGGAATACTGGTCTCTCATAAAAACATTCTTATTATTCCTTGATAGGATACCTGAGTTTCCGAAATCTGGTATTGATGATTTGGAGGTAGATAAAAAATGCCTTGATCTACTCAACAAAATCTAATGGACAACGAAAGGATTATAAAATTTATAAGAGAGATGATGAGTGTCGGTGGTACTGCTAGTGCTCCCGGTTTTAGTGGGAAGGCAGATCCGAAAGGACCTGTCTCCGGATTTGATCCTGCGTTAGATCTTAGAAAAAGGCATGGCAGAAAGTTGAACATGTTCTATCGTAAACGTTTACAATCTCAACGAAAAAAGAAAAATGTCTGACATTAATACAGCAATACTGGAAAGACTAGAAAAAGTCGTCGATTCTTTACAAGATAACTCTGTAAAGATGGGACAACTTCTCGCTGTACACAATGAAAAGTTACATAAACAGGATAAGATAGATGAAGTTCTTTTTGAAAAAGTAGATAGTGTTCATCGAGAAGTAAATCGTAAAGCAGATGAGATAAAAAAAGGTTGTGAAAGAGATATACTTATGATCGATGATCGTCTTAGAATAATAGAAAAGAAGATGTGGACGATAGCAGGAGCGTTGACTATCATATCTTTTCTCGTCAGTCCAATTGGACAAAAATTTATTCAGAGATCATTGACAACATCATCAAGCACTGCTACACTTATAGAACCGATGTTCAATGATACTAGATGATATTTTTAGACTCCAAATATATTGGACTCATATCAGCAAGATTAGATAAGATAAAGAAAGTAAAACCTGATTTATATAATTTCAGATGTCCATATTGCGGAGACTCAAAGAAACATAAGAATAAGAAGAGAGGATATCTATACAAAAGAAAAACTGATTTCAACTTCAAGTGTCACAACTGTGGCGTTTCCAAGTCCTTTACATACTTCCTCAAAGATCTAGATAGACAACTCTATGATCAATATGTTTTAGACAGATACAAGGAAGGACTTACTGGGAAAGCAACCGTCACACCTGAACCAGATTTCAAAAAGATTATCAATAAACCAGTCTTCAAGAAGAAGATTGATCTTCCCTTGGCATCTACTAACGATAGAGCAAGGGATTATCTTATCAGAAGAAAGATAGATCCTAACAAGTTTTACTATGCTGAGAGATTCAAACACTATTGCAATACTCTCAAACCAACATTTGAAACAACTAAGAGTGATCATGCTAGAATCATCATACCAATGTATGACAGGGATAAGAAGTTGATTGGGTTTCAAGGTAGAGCACTTGATTCGTCACAGCAACCTAAATATCTTACTATCATGTTAGATGAAGATGCACCAAAACTTTACGGATTAGACACAATAGATGAAACAAAACCCATTTACATCCTTGAAGGACCTTTCGATTCCACATTCGTGGAAAACTCGGTTGCTATGTGTGGGTCCGATGTTGATATTAGGTCGCTTGGTTGGAGCGATTATATTTGGGTTTTTGATAACGAACCACGTAACAGAGAAATCGTCACAAAAATCTCCAAGTGTATTGGAAGAGGTGAACAGGTAGTTATATTTCCACACACAATACCACAAAAAGATGTCAACGACATGGTATTGGGTGGACAAAATATAAAAACTATATTAGAATCTAATACATATAAAAATTTACAAGCAGAACTCAAATTTACTAATTGGAAAAGGAATGAGCAACGTACGGGTCAAAAAACGAAACGGTTCTATTGAACCCATGAACCTTGAGAAGATGCACGTTATGGTAGAACGTGCATGTAAGGACTTAGCAGGAGTATCTGCATCACAAGTCGAGATGCAATCGGGTATACAGTTCTATAATGGAATCACAACAGATGAGATACAGGGAATACTTATAAAATCTGCTAGTGATCTTATCAGTTTAGAACAACCTAACTATCAGTATGTTGCTGCAAGACTTCTTTTATTCTCATTACGTAAGAGTCTGTATGGAAAGATATATGAGATCCCTCATCTAAAAGATCATATCGATAGGTGTATTGATTATGGTGTATATGACCCTACAGTCAACGATAAGTTCACCGTAGGAGAGATAAATGAATTAGAGAAGTACCTTGATCATGATAGGGACTATCTTTTTACCTACGCCGGTCTTCGTCAGGTTGCTGATAAGTATCTTGTACAAGACAGAAGCAGTGGTCAGGTATATGAAACACCACAGTTTATGTACATGCTTATTGCAATGACCATGTTTGCAGAATATGATAGAGGAACTAGACTAAATTACATCAAACGTTATTACGATGCCATTTCCAAACACAAGATCAACATACCGACCCCAATCATGGGCGGTGTCAGAACACCTATTCGGCAGTTCGCGTCTTGTGTTCTCGTTGATATTGACGACACCTTGGATAGCATTTTTACTTCTGATATGGCCGTGGGTCGTTATGTTGCACAAAGGGCAGGCATTGGTATCAACGCAGGTCGCATCCGTGGGATCAACAGTAAAATCAGAGGTGGAGAAGTTCAACACACAGGTGTTATACCGTTCCTCAAGAAGTTTGAGGCAACTGTCAGATGTTGTACTCAAAATGGCATACGAGGGGGATCAGCGACTGTCCACTTTCCAATCTGGCACCAAGAAATCGAAGACATCTTAGTCCTCAAAAATAACAAAGGCACAGAAGATAATCGTGTCCGTAAATTAGATTACAGTATTCAAATCTCAAAATTATTTTATGAAAGATTTATTAGCGGTGGTGATATCAGTCTCTTTAGTCCTCATGATGTTCCTAATCTTTATGATGTCTTTGGAACCGAGGAGTTCGACGGACTCTATGAATCGTATGAGGCAGACTCAACAATTCCTAGAAAATCAATTGCTGCTCAAGAATTATTTGGACAACTAATCAAGGAGAGAGCAGAGACAGGTCGTATCTATATTATGAATATTGATCACTGTAACTCTCACTCATCCTTCTTAGACAAGGTTGAAATGAGTAATCTATGTCAAGAGATCACTTTACCTACAAAACCATTACAGCACATTGACGACCCCGATGGCGAGATTGCACTGTGTATTTTATCTGCTATCAATGTAGGGAAGGTAAGATCTGACCATGAATTAGAGGAACTATGTGATCTGACTGTCCGTGCATTAGATGAACTGATAGACTATCAAAAGTATCCAGTCATTGCTGCAGAGAATGGAACAAAGAATCGTCGTAGTTTAGGAGTCGGGTATATAGGTCTCGCACATTATCTCGCTAAGTTAGGGTTCAAATATGATTCTCAGGAAGCATGGGATGCTGTTCATTCATTATCCGAGTCATTCCAATACTTCTTATTGAAAGCATCAAACAATCTTGCAAAAGAAAAAGGTAAGTGTGGATACTTTAATCGCACGAAGTACTCCAATGGAACTTTACCTATTGATACATATAAGAAGGACGTAGACGAAATTACTAAGATTTCTTATCAACATGATTGGAATTCTTTACGGAATGACATTGCCAAACATGGACTCAGGCACAGCACTTTGTCGGCACAAATGCCTTCGGAGAGCAGTTCCGTTGTGTCAAATGCAACCAATGGAATCGAACCACCTAGAGGGTTCTTGTCCGTTAAAAAAAGCAAGAAGGGACCTCTCAAGCAGGTGGTTCCTCAATACTCGTCGTTGAAGAACAACTATACTTTACTATGGGATATGCCTAGCAATGATGGATACATCAAAGTAGTATCAGTCATGCAAAAATTCTTTGATCAGGGCATATCCGGAAACTGGTCATACAACCCTACTAATTATGAAGACAATCAAATTCCCATGGAAGTCATGGCACAGGATTTGTTGTCCACATATAAGTACGGATGGAAGACTTCATACTATCAAAATACATTTGACAATAAATCTGATGAGGTTGAGGAGACTCCTACACCTGTAAAAGATCTTATCTGTCAAATAGAAAACCAAGACGAAACCTGCGAATCCTGTGCAATTTAGAACAACCGAATCAAAGATGTCAAAACCAAGAGGTATGACAGTATTCAACCAGAATAAAGTTGACACTAAGTCACAACCTATGTTCTTCGGTGCTCCCCTTGGAGTTCAAAGATATGACTCTTACAAGTATCCTGTGTTTGATAAACTTACCAATCAAATGCTAGGTTATTTCTGGAGACCAGAAGAAGTATCACTACAGAAAGACCGTGGTGACTATCAAACTCTTCGCCCAGAACAGAAACACATATTTACTTCTAACTTGAAGTATCAAATTTTACTTGACTCTGTTCAAGGAAGAGGTCCCGGTATGGCATTCGCACCTTACTGTGCTCTACCTGAGTTAGAAGCAGCGATGAACGTATGGCAGTTCATGGAGATGATTCATAGCAGATCATACACATACATTATTAAAAATGTTTATCCTGATCCTTCAGAAGTTTTTGACACTATACTAGATGATCAAAAAATTATTTCTCGTGCACAGTCAGTGACCAAAGCATATGATGAGTTTATAGAGGTGGCACAGGAGTGGGGTAATGGTTCAATGTGGTCACCAGATATGAAGGGAAGCACCACTGCAGAGTGGACTGAAAAAGAACTCAAAAGAAAACTTTATCTAGCAGTAGCAAATGTCAACATACTAGAAGGTATTAGATTCTATGTCAGTTTTGCTTGTAGTTTTGCTTTCGGAGAACTCAAACTTATGGAGGGATCGGCAAAAATTATATCTCTCATAGCCAGAGATGAAAATCAACATACTGTTTTGACTCAACAAATATTAAAGAAATGGATGGATGGTGATGATCCTGTCATGTCACAGATTATAGAAGATGAAAGAGATACTGTCATAGGTATGTTCAAAAATGCTGTCAATGAAGAAAAAGAGTGGGCACAATACCTATTCAAAGATGGTAGTATGATTGGACTTAATGATAAACTTTTGATAAAATATGTTGAGTGGACTGCTAATAAAAGGATGAGAGCACTTGGGTTCCCTCCTGCATATGATATACCTATCAGAAGTAATCCACTACCATGGACTGAACATTGGATCTCATCTAAGGGGTTACAGGTGGCACCACAAGAAACAGAGGTAGAATCCTATGTTGTCGGTGGTATCAAACAGGACATGAAGAAAAATGCATTCTCTGGATTCAAATTGTAAATGTTTTTATTTGATGTTGACGGAACTCTGACTCCTTCTAGGAAAAAGATCGACAAAGAGTTCTCTAAATTTTTTAGTAATTTTTGTAAAACTCATGAAGTCTACCTAGTCACAGGTAGTGATAGAGATAAAACTATTACTCAACTAGGTAAGACTTTATATAATAAAGCAAAGAGAGTATACAATTGCTCTGGTAATAGTGTATGGGAAAAGAATAAGAACTTGCATACAAGTGAATGGAATTGTCCTTGTATTTTATCTTCATATCTAGAACTAGAACTAAATGCAAGTCAATTCAAAATCAGAACTGGTAAGCATATTGAAGAAAGACCGGGGTGTATAAATTTTAGTATTCTCGGAAGAGGTGAGGACAATATGAAATACAGAAGTGAGTATGTTGTATGGGATAGGAAGATGGAAGAAAGAGATAAGTTAGCACAGAATCTAAGAAGATTGTTTCCTGACCTCTGTATATCAATTGGTGGTGAGACAGGTTTAGATATCTCTCCTAAAGGGCATGACAAGTCTCAGATATTACAGGACTTTGAGACTCATGATACTATAACTTTCTTCGGAGACAAGACTTTTGTAGGTGGAAATGATTATAGTATTGCTCATGCTATTATAAATCAAAAACTCGGTACAGTACATCAAGTCAGTGATTACAATGAAACTTGGGAGATTTTGAAGTCGAAGTATACATAGTTATTATACTATAAGTACAATGGACCCAGATGACAAGGACAAACTGATCCCGGTAATAAAGAACCCGTACAATCTGGGGTCAGAAAATGAATGGTATGACTGCGACGGTCTAGACTATGAGATTGATTACTTTGAACTAAAAGATGAAAACACAGAGTGCAAAAGCGAAGGGTAGGAGACTACAACAGTGGGTAAGAGACATGCTCATTGAACATAGGAATGTACACCCCGAAGATATTGAGTCAAGAAGTATGGGTGCAGGTGGGGAAGACTTGATTATGGCAAGAGATGCTAGACAAAAGTTTCCTTTTAGTGTAGAATGTAAGAACCAAGAGAAACTCAATGTTTGGGATGCATATCAGCAGGCAGTTGAAAACTCTGGGGACTATGAACCTATTCTTATCATGAAGAAAAATGGAAAGAAACCATTGGTCGTCTTGGACGCGGAAAACTTTATCAAAACCGAATACTGACATGAGTGACTGGCGTTATTCAGATGAGAGAATGAAACTAAGACAGGAGGTATTTCTTGCTCTCAGTTCATACTTAGATCAGCACTGCAGACATGTCTATGAGTTTTGTAACATTTGGAGTGAACTAGGAAATCCATTTGATAAATCTATAGAGGATGCTTTCCAAGATTACTTATTACAAAATTTAGAAAACTCTTATGCAAAAACTAATTAATGTACTCGCTGTTTCGTCTTTCATTATATCTGGTGCCGTTGTCGGTAGTGGTGTATACGTATATGTCAACAGAGCGTCCATACTTGATGGAATTAAATCAAAAGTTATGGAAAGTGTTACTGGATCACTTCCCGATGTCCTAAGTACAGACGGTATGATACCATCTTTACCTGATGCCACAGGACCTGTTTTACCTTCCCCCTTATAATCCTATATAATATACATTAGGAATTGTTATGGCAGAAGTAAAAGAGAAATCGAGAGGTCCTTTAGGCAAGTTCAAAGAATTTGCTGAAGATAAAGAAGAGCAACTGGAAATACTTGGTGCAATGGTTCGTCTTGGTGTAGTGATTTGGAGTGGATTTATAATCACCCTAAATTATGTTGAACTTCCTATAGTAAAAAAACCTGTAGGAGCATCATCCGATATCACTTTCGTGGCTTCGATTTTTACAGGGGCATTAGCTACTTTTGGATTGTCTACGGGTAATTCTAAGAAAAATAATAACACAATAGAACCTAAGAAGTAACATGGATCAAGATGAAGCGATGTTTGGGGCGGAACCCAAAGTAAATAAAAAACGAAATTTTTGTATCAACATAAAATGGATATCTTTCGGTGTTGTTGGTAGTCTTTTTGCTGTGTCACATATCGGAATGATTGGACATCTTGCTACAAGAAAAATTGAACCGACATTACCATTAATAAATCCACCAGTGGGTCCATACTCATCATATAAAGTGAGTGTATCTAAGGAGGGATACGCTATTTCATATAAAGCAAACGATCCTAAGACTGCATTTATTACTAAAGACATCAAAGAGAAGGGTGGTTTCTTAGGACTAGCAAATGAAAATACTCAGATCACAGAAGAGTACTTCATGGATGGTCAGACTAATCAGGGTGGTTCAGTATCAAATCATAGATCTTGGTTAGATAAAAAAACAAAAGCATTAGAAGATGATATAAATTCTTCCACACAAAAAAGTGAAGCATGCGTTAAAGCAATCGGGTCAGCAGAAGGAACGGGTAGACTCGTAGGCACTAGCGTTGGTGCAGCAGCAGCACCTGCTCTTAGTGGTATACCATTTGTAGGATGGGTAGCAGCAGGATGGGTAGCAATGTTCGGTGGTAATCAAGGTGCTGAAATGGGTGGTAACATGGCAGAAGACTTGAATAAAAATTGCTAATTACTTTCCAATATGAATATTTTTTATGATGATCGTATAATAAAAAGATTACATATAGAATTAACTAATGCCTGTAATTCTAAATGCCCACTGTGTATAAGGACAAACTCACCTGCAGTAGAAAAAATCAAGCACCTAACTCTTGATGATATAAAAAAAATAAACTATAAAAATTTATCTTTCATACATTTTTGTGGTAATTTTGGTGATCCAATGTTATGTCCAGAAATTCACGACC